TTGGGATAGGATTCGTGCTGCTTGGCGTGGTCATGGTGGGAGTCTTAAACAATTAGAAGTATCTTATAAACTACTAAGGATGCTAACCTCATGGAAGGAATATGAAGACATTAGAGCACACCTTCAGGGTGAAGCCCCTGTCAGCGAACAACATGACTTACCGGAACAAGTCGATAAAGCAGAGGCAATACATTGATTATCAAAACGAATTACGTGATGAGATCCTTGATATGGAATGGCCATTCGGTGATGACCAAGTGGCATTCTTTATTGTAGCTGGCTTCTCAAATAGAGGAGCAGACTTAGACAACGTACTTAAACCACTCTTCGATACATACCAAGGTATCTTCGAAGAGTTCAATGATAATAAGGTATATCATGCAGAACTACACAAAACAATTGTCCCCAAAGGAAGAGAATTTTTATACGTCAGAATTAGAAGAGTATGCGATGAGCAAATCAAAGAAGGCACTTCGTATGCAGAAGAAGCAGCAAAGCTCTTCGAGACGTAGACAAATCCGTAAAGCGAAAGAAGAGGAACTCTGGAAGTGACACGCTATAAACAAACAGAATGCCCGAACTGCGATTCATCAGATGCCTTTACCGTATATGATGATGGTGGCTACTGTTTTTCCTGTAACTATTCAACAAAGAAAGTAACTACTGAAATGACTGACTTCGAACCAATCACTTCAACCAATACAAGAATCCAAGTCTCCGAGATTGCAGACCTAAATAGTTTTGCTATGACTAGCCGCGGTATTAGTAAGCAAATCGTAGACCACTTTGGAGTGAAGATGTCTGTTAACCCTGACGGTTCAGGAGGCAGCCACTTCTACCCATTGACTAAGAACGGAGCAACAGTTGGATACAAAGAACGACAACTACCCAAAAGTTTCTTCATTCACGGCGACACTAAAGGCCATGAATTATTCGGTCAAGCCAATGCCTCAGGCGGTAAGATGCTTGTCATCACCGAGGGAGAGATTGATGCGCTATCGATTGCGCAAGCATACTATGACCGCTACCAGAGATTCTATCCAGTCGTATCAATTCCCTCAGCGTCTGGTACAAAGGCACTACTGGAACAACTCGAATGGCTCCGGCAGTTTGAAACTATCGTGTTACTATTCGATACCGATGAGCCTGGACAAAAGGCAGTTGAACACGCCGCAAAGATTATTGGCGCAGGCCGCTGCAAAGTTGGACGTCTATTAGAGAAAGATCCAAATGAACAGCTACTAAAGCATGGTAGCCAGTCTCTAATCGATGCTATCTGGAATGCACAAACCTGGTCGCCAGCTGGTATTGTTATGGGTGAACCAATCTGGGAACAGTTCAAAGCACGTCAAGCTGTTGAGAGTGTTCCATATCCTACCTGCTTAGATGGTCTTAACGAAAAGCTAAAGGGTATTCGGCAAGGTGAGATTACTTTGTTTACCTCAGGTACTGGTAGCGGTAAATCTACAGTCATCAAAGAGATTGCACTTGACTTACTTGATAAGACTCAAGACCGAGTTGGTTTGATTTCACTTGAAGAAAGTGTTGGTGATACTGCTGAAAAGTTTATTGCTATGTCATTAATGAAATCAAATGATGAGCTACGAGTATTGACTGACAATCAATTACGTAAAGGCTTTGAGCACGTCTTTAAAGACGAGCGTCTCGTATTGCTAGATCACCAGGGCTCTTGCTCAGATACTTCTTTGCTAGATAAGATCGAGTACATGGCACTGATGGGATGTAAGTATCTTATCCTTGACCACATTACTATCGCTGTTTCTGAAGGATCAGAAGGACTCGGTGGTAATGAAGCCGTAGATAAACTAATGAGTGATCTTCTAAAGATCGTAAAGAAACACAACGTCTGGCTCGGCTTAATCTCACACTTGAGAAAAGCACCAGGCGGTGGCAAATCATTTGAGGAGGGAAACCTTGCGTCAATCGATGACATCAAAGGCAGTGGCTCGATCAAGCAGATCTCGTTCGACATCATTGCCTTCGCGCGAAACCTTGTCTCGGACGATCAAATCGAACGAAACACAATTGAGTTCAGAGTCCTTAAGTCACGCTTCACTGGTCTCACTGGTCGAGCTGGCTCTGCAAAATACAACCCAGAAACCGGAAGACTAAGAGCCGGTTCCGAAACTTTTACGAGTATATAAATGCCAAGTCAAGAGAAACTAGATCAACTATTCATGGGTATTGCTTATCAAGTATCAAGCATGTCCCATGATTATGAGAGACAGGTTGGGGCCATCATAGTTAAGGACGGAAATGTTCTTAGCTTGGGCTACAACGGGATGCCTGCTGGTATGGATAATGAATGTAAGTCCGAGTCAGGCGCAACAAAACGTGAAGTAATTCACGCTGAGGCAAATGCAATATGTAAACTCGCAAGAAGCACAGGGTCTTCTGAGGGAGCTACAATTTATAGTACCCTCACTCCTTGTGTTGAATGTGCTAAGCTAATACTACAAAGCGGAATTGAAAGAGTAGTATTCTCTGAGGACTATACCGATGACACCGGTAAATTACTTTTACTTTCTAAACTAAAATTAGATAGGATTAAATATGAAGGCTCAACTCCAATACCTCCAGGAGAAAATAAGAAAAGCTAAAGCCCATATTGCCTGTAGTCTTCTGAAGTTAACATACCCAGAAGATCTTGAGAGCTACCTGATCTTTGCAATGGATACTATCCAGCAACACTTCACACGTAATAGTACTCGTGGAAATAAATCATACCAAGGTGAAGCTAACTTAACGCATCTTAGCGTTACGATTGGCACCTATATTCTAGACGATATTAATTATGATCCGAAAGATTTAGCACCTTGGGATTGGTTTAAGATGCGAGTTATGATGGGTGATTTGTTTCTTGAAGCGTTCTACCAAACACATCAGATCAATATAGGAAAGAACAAAGGTGATACCTTTGTACCTATGGAAGCACTAGACCGTAGCCTCAAGCGAAGTCGTACCCATTATGTAGTGGTCCCAGAACAATGGGATCTAATAATACCTGAAGGGTCAATGGAGTTATTAAAAGGAACTGTCTTTGAGATGCCACTACCAATCTCACAGTTAATGCAACCTACTGAACGACCAGTTATCAAAGGATGGACTGAGCAAAGGAGTGGGGAGTTCCAACAATATCTCTATCGCGACTTTGTCCACAGCATGAATGTGCTACAACAAACTGGTTGGAAAATTAATACACAAGTACGAGACGTACTTCTTCGTAACCGTAATAAAATTCTAAGCCAGTATGAAAAGTTCCCAAAGAAATATAAGTCTAAGATCATTGAGTTTGATTTAACTATGGTACGATCAGAACTAATTGGGGATAAAACCTTTTACCAATATACCGAAGCAGACTATCGCGGTCGGATATACTATACCACACCGTTCTTAAACTTTCAAAGTAATGATATTGCTAGAGGTCAAATGTTATTCAGCCGTGGAAAGCTAATGACCGAGGAAGGTTTAAGACGACTTAAGATTCATATTGCTTGTTGCTATAACCAAACCTATGCAAAGGACAAGCTACCCTCATGGTTATCTACAGACTATCAACCGTACCTTGAAGAGGAAGAGCTAGAGGATATCTCCGTAGATAAGATGACCTTACAAGACCGTGAAGCATGGGCAGATAATAACATTGATATGCTAATGGAGATTGCTGCAGAAGAACGCATTGACCTAGCTGCAGAAAAACCAATCACATTACTTTCCTGTGCACTTGAAATCTACAATGCATTGCAGGCGGATGGTGAATACTATACACACTTACCTATCCCTGTAGATGGTAGTAACAATGGATGGCAACATCTATCTGCTATGTCTAAAGATAAACAAGCAGGTGAATTAGTAGGCGTAGTTCCTCAAGAGATCCAGAAAGACTTCTATGTACAGTGTGCTAAGAATCTTATTACAAGATTACCAGAGTGGTTCAGCGAGCGCCAGATGCCCATGAAACATATCCGTAAGGGTATTGCTAAGCGTGGTTCTATGACCCGTGCTTATAGTGCTGGTGCTCAGAAGATTGCTGAGAACATGTATCTTGATTGTCATGTTGAAGGATACCTTGAGAAATATAATATCACTGAGGAAGACTGTCAATTACTTGCTAAGCATTTAGTAAAATCAATTGATGAGGTTTGCGCTGGTCCACTACAGACTATGAAGTTTCTACAGAAGATTGCAGAAGCAGAGATTGCATCGGACTATGCAAAAGAAACACAACAAAAAGCAATCACCTGGACAACACCCTCTGGCTTTCCAGTTATCTATGAAGCATTCATTGAAAACGAATTCAAAGAGAAAGCAATTATTAGTTGTAGTGAACGCAAGATTAAACCTACAATTAAGAAAGAGGATGGCACAGAAGAACTAACAGATACAATACGCATCCAGCATGTTGGTAAAGAGAACACAGACAAACCAAAGATTAGATCTTTTATGTCAGGCATCTCACCTAACTTTGTGCACTCAATGGATGCTGCGCATATGGCTAGCGTAATTAAAGAATGGGATGCAGACTTCGGTGCTGTACATGATTCCTTTAGTGTGCATGCCTGCGATGTAGATAAGCTACTTGAACTTATTAAAGAAAAGTTTGTTTACATGTATAACTATCGGAACTTCTTTGATGTTATTGAGCAGATGATTGTAACTAACCCTAACAATTTTAACTACCCACAACCAGAGCTTGGATCTCTGGAGATTAGAGAGGTGACTAACAGTGACTACTTCTTCGCGTAAACCTAGTGGAATTCTTCCAGTACGGTTAGGCATTGAGCCAGATAACAAAACAGCATTGAGTGAGCTAGGGATGGATGAGTCCTTAGCAAACTCAATGACTGACCGTCAACTTGACGAATTAATTATTGACACAGAATACAATCGAATTAAAGAATATTATGCAGCTAATAATGCAGGACCTGAAGGTGAAGAAGCTGCAGAGACTTGGAAGAAAGAAGCATATCGAAAGATTAACAATGACTGATTTTCTAGCCGCACCATTCTTACTTATGGCAAACCTATGTTTATGGATTGCTTCTTTAATAACCGGAAATTATATGATCCTTATTGAAGTAACAGAAGACAGTGACGATGATAATGAAGATGAAGAGAATATAATTTAATTGAAATAAAAATCCCCTAAGAGATACCGTTATGGTACTCTTAGGGGTTTATTTTTTTTTCAGTAACCTTAGGAGCTATATGCGGCTACAGATCCATTTGTGTTAAGCGATCAGCCTTTACTTTAGAAAGTAATGCTGCCTTATCACGTGACGTAACTGCAATAGCTTCTTTGTTTCGTGAGGGTAGCTCAAGCATGTTAGTAATAGTACGGATAATTCGATAGATTTCTCTGTTAGTTTTAACAGGTTCTTCAATATCAATACCCATTCTACGTAGCTCTGCTTCAACCTGACCTGCTAAGTCTTGACCAGCACGATCTAACTGCGCCGTATAATCACTGATAGAAATACCAGGGGTTTTACGAGGCGCCCTCATTACTTTTGAAAACGCTTTACCCAGCTGCATCTGACCTTTATCATCTTTCATTAACATAAAAGCAAGCCCACGATAAGGTCCATCTTCTTCAAGATTAACCTTAGCATCTGGATCAACTGACTTAAAGCGCTCAGCGATCTTTGCTTGGGTTTCTTCAAACCAAGTTCCAGCAATGCTTTCAATATAACTATGATCTCGTAAACCGTTTAACCAATTCTGGTTAGCTTCATTCCTGACTTGCGCAAATGTACCAAGGTCAGTAACAAACGCATCAAAGATTGGAAGAACAAATGGCTTAGCACCTTTTGCTTTAGCAGCAGATGAAATGCGTTGCCAAGACTCTCCTGATCCAGTACGGGCAATCATGTTACCATCGTATGATTGAACTGAAACCGGAATGATCCGACCCATTGTCCAACCACCTGGTCCACGTTCTGCACGCTCAGCCGATCCCTCAGCCTTCTCTTTATAGAA